ACCTTTGGAAGAAGACCGGCAGCGGCCCCCTCGATTGGCAGGTGCTTGAGGCCAGAGGGAAGGACTACGGCGTAGTCATTACAGACCTCAAACAGCGGCAATGGGGCTGGTGGGGCGTCATGGATAAATATTTTGAGTACGACCTCGCCGCAGACGGGCCAGCAGAGCCCACAGGAGCCCCGGAAAACGCGGCAAAGCCTTTCAACGGCAAATGTTCCGGCAACTCCGTTTATTTCCGTGAGGGGCCCGGAAAGGGCCACAAAGCCCTCGGCATCGCTAGGAAGGGCGAGGAGATTCTCGCACTCCCGGCCGCAGACGGATGGTGTGAAGCGGCCA